TTTTTTTTTTTTTTTAGACTTTCGTCTGCTTAGGCTATAGGTAAGCTAGATATTGATTAAGTTAATAAATGATTTCATAATTGTGTCGGGGTTCTTAAAGTACATAATTATTCCCGATGTTGGCAAGTTCAGGCTCGGTGAACTTCATACCGTTTTTTAAAAATATTCTTGTGGCTCTCTGAGTGTAAGCGAGCTGTTTGGAGTCGAGGTACTTACGATGAGTCTCCAATTTTCGGTAGAGAAACAGGTGGTCCAAGTAGTACGAGGGGAGTGCGGCCTCCAGATTTCCATTTTCTTCCTGAACTAGCAAAGAGTAGAGTATTTTCATAGGGTCCTTAATAAGACCCGATGGAAGTAAGGTCCATCCGCAAAATCCAACATACTCTCCAAGTTTGGGATCTTTGATGTGCATCTTACTAGTTAGCGCTATTCTTTTCTCATACCGCAAATATGTCTTTGAGACTGGATAGACGCCGTTGCGGCCCATATCATCACCTGCGTAGGCGGCTGGGGTCCCTTTCGGTATTTCGAATTTAAGCGAATCAATGGCTATGTTGCAGTCCGTGTTTGCATCAAATGTAGGGCCCTCTCCAGTTCCACGCTGTGTTGCATGATGACCAACAAATGAGTGTAGGCCAATTTTATTGTTTACGTAAAAGTCGAGTAAATACGAAGGGATGCAATAGTGCTTCATGAGGTAAATTTCAAAATTTAAGAACTCTCCGTTTTGGCATTTGTCGTACTGGGTGTAATCATTTTCACAGCTTGGTCTATCGAATTTCCAGTGCTTGAGGAGCCACTCTTCGAATTTCTTGGGTGTTGTCCTGGTGTTTATGAAGATGTTTGAAGGTTGAGTCTTAGCGATTTGTTTATGTAAGTACCTACAGGTGGGTCCTGTGGAGAATAGCACTTTATCATGCATGTTCAAAATAGTTTGACCCGCTTTGACTTTGGATGCTCGAAATTTTTCCAGTTTGAATACTTTCTGCGATTTGACCAATAAATCAACCTTACACAAAGACCGGTCAGGTTCAGCTCTTTTCTCGTTGTTCTTGAGAGCTGTAAGAGGTTTCTGCAGTTTATTGTACTCATACTCGTAAATACATTGTTCGTAGAGATGTTTGTCAAATGGAACAGGATCTTTCGGAAGGTTCATGGTGCGGGCATAGGCCTTGAAAAGAGCATAGCCGATGTCTTTGGAGGTTTGGAGCTCCATAAGATTTTCGTCTTTACTCTGTAGTTTGATCCGTTGTTTTATGGTTTCGGCCCTGAGGGCTCTATCGGATGCCTGCTGAGTAATAATGCATTTAGTAAAAGGCCCTTTGTCCTCTCTAATGCAGTTTGTCATTCCAATAGAGTTGTAAAGTTCTCGAGATTCCTTCGACGGTAAATCTTCGGTCAAAAGGAGAGTTGTGTAGTCATCATTCTCATCAGCAATGTGGCTCTTAATTTGTGGTTCTGGAGCCAAAGGTTCAGGGGCTCTCTCATTGGGTGCTGATGGGTTTGGACAATTTAGGAACATCATTGCAACATTTGGGAGGTCGTCAAGTTTGATATTTTGGTAGTTCTCTCCCTTTACGTCGTCAGAGTAAGGATCAGGGCCCATGAAGGGGTCTTTGAGATCCACTGCGTAAGGTTCGCAGTTGCCGAAGTCGTCAAGAATAAAGCGCCCGCAAGCGGTTACGTTTTCAGGGTACTTCCGCTGTCTCATAAAGTCCATGTCTAGATGCGGTAACGACGGTAAACCGTATTTGACGCATGTAGTAAGGCCAGGAATTGCAACTTTCGGTTCTGCTGCTCCATTAGGTTCAATATAAAGGCTAGCTTTCGAGCCGTAAGAAAAGAAATCAACAGATTGGGGTGCGTAGCTAGCAAATGAGCTAACCTGAGTCTGGGACTTAGGCGGAGTAAACGATGGTAACGGGGATCCAAGAGAAGTTCTCTTAATACCGGCATCGCGTGGCATCAACAAGCTTGCTCGTGAGATAGGGCTGGATTGATCGTGATGTTTTAGGTATTTTCGTATCGTAGCG